AACCTGGGGCACGGAGTTGTCTTCTCCATCGCGTATAGGAGTAAACACCGGGGAGACCAAGTCCACACGCTTGATGCCAGTCTCCATGAGCATGCCGACCAACTGACTAGGATTGATGTCCCTTCCGAGTTTTGCACTTTGCCATACAATGTACTTGTCTACTGCTGCATTCACAGCCGCTTCAATGTCCGCTGCACTAGCGGTCTGGCTCCTCGAAATGTAATACGTGAACTCTATGTCGTACGACACTACCTCCGCATCATCAACCACCACATAATCAGTGAGTGGCCGAACAAACCTATCGTTACAAGCCTCATATACTGCGTTCTTAATTTCCTCACCAGCTATGGTGCCATCGTCCATCAGGATATAGATGTTTACCTGTCCCGGATTAGGCGTTGTGAGCACCACATCGGCAATTCTGGTGGAAACCCGCCGGGCATAGTAGGCATACGCTCCCTCGGGGCCAGCCGTTGAAAAGGCGTCCATGCTGGCACGCATGAGTTCGTAATACTCATCATCTGTGGCAGCGTCCGCTCCATTCTCGCTCTCGGTCAAGTTTTCACAACGCTCGTAGTAAGGAAACACATCCACAAGAACATCAATCTGCCCTGGCGTGTACCCGTTGCCAATCACTCCCGGCTCTTGGCACTGAACAATGACATCAACATATGTCTCTCCGATGGGAATAAATGCATCAGCGATAGTCTCCCATACGAGCGTACCCTCTTTGTCTGTCACTCTGGTTCCGAAGGGAACCAGGATGGCATTTGGCTGCGGTTCTGAAATATAGAACCTCATGGTGGTAATTGCGGGCTGGGCCTGTGGCCTCACCTGGCTGTAAAACAATTCCCCCAGAGCGTCCAGGTCTGCACCGGTTGCTCTAGAGGGAATATTCTGGTTGCCTGTATAGTTGTTTAGCGCCCGCTCTTGTACAATGACGCTAGCCACCCAAGTGATGAAGAGTCTCTCCGGGCTGGCCGGCCTTACCGTAACCCCTGTCATTTGCTCGTAGGAGGCAATGAGCTGGGAAACGAGCGCTGCGGTGTCTGTGCTAACAAACTGATAGGTGCTGTTCCTACTCATCCCGTATCCTCACCTCCACTGTAGCGTGCATTTTGCCCGGCACATCCGGATCCATGTCAACCTTCACGTCCACCACATCTGCGCGAGGTTCATACTCCGAGATGGCTTCAAGAATTTCTGTTTTGAGAAGTAGTTTGGCGGCCGCAAGCGGCCTGTCCAAGAACTTCATGGGAAGTCCAAAGCTACGATAGAGGGGTACAGTGAGCTGCCTGGTCGTGAGAATCATCCTGATATTCTGCAACACGGACTTGACAGGATCGGTCTCATTGAGAGTGATCTTGCTCAGGTCTCTTGAACTGACAAAATAGCTCATGCACCACCTCACCTCGATTTCGCATACTCTAGTAACTCAACACTCACTGTCGCCCCGGTCACATTGCCGTGGCCGTCAAACGTCTCCATTTGCACTTTGTGGCTCTTGATCACCCACTTATAAGACCCGATACTTCGTTCACCGAGTACAAGGGGAAGAGCTGTACCGGCCCGTTCGTATGCCTTTATCTTTTGAATGTCCTCCATAGGATCAACGCCCAGATACAGAGAGAGCACCATGTCAAATGAGAGGGTGTCTGCCTCGGACCCGGTGAACTCCACTACTGTATTGCCCAAGTGCCTCTTGTGCTCAGCATATCGAGCAGAGCCTGACCACACTACGTTGTTTATAGTCTTGATTGCATCTGCGGACACCTGGAAAACGATGTCCCCAAGGGCTCCCACTTGTGCCATCACAGTCCCCCCAATACAAACCCATCGCCGTTCCAAATCGGCAGATAGAGACATACCACAAGCTGCCCGATGTAAGGCAGCCATGGGTGCACTTCGATGATCGTCTCGTGTTTTTTCTTCTCCAGAAGGCCGGTATAGGTGCAGCTTGGATCCGTTTCCGTCTTGTAATACTCAATTTCTTTCTCCAGCTTGATATTGTCCGGTATTGATTTCTTGTAGCTCTCACCGAGCCCCAAGTCCCTGGGATACGTGGCATACTGCGCCTCGTAGTCCCACTTATCACCATCGACCTTCTTGGTGACAGCGATGGTCGGGTGGTTTTGCAGCACCTTTAGCTCTCCAGAAACCAGGTCATCATGATCTTCAAAAATGACCCTGGCAGTGCGTTTCTCCTTGTCCACAGAACTAACTCTTCCAATCCTCACCAGGCCGCCAAGAATGTCTGAATACATCAGTACCCCTCCAATACACGGCGCAACCAAATCTGCGTCATATAACCCTTGGTGCCCACGATGTGCGTAGCGGAGTTTATGATGTACTTGCCATCCCACAGGCCCCAGCCTGAGAGCTTGACAGTTACACCCGCCACCAGATCTGGATTACCTTCCAGCATGAACATTACCGTGCGCTCCCTTTTATTGTGCAGCCGCAATTCCTTCTCGGCCCGCGCCTTGGCCTCCGCATAGCTGCTGACCCTGGCCTTAATTTCTAGTTGTTGATTGCTCTTGTTGTTCTTCCGGTAGTTTGGAGTGTAGGCATAGGCTTGAATGAGTTGGCCGGTTTCGGGGTTGATATACCTTACACGACAGCTGGTGAACTGCTTATTCGCCCTTCCAATCCTCATCTTGTAACTCTTATACGACTTGTCGTCTTTTGTAATGGTCAGGAGCTCCGGTTTGGATTCATACTCCCTTTGGTCGAACAGGACTAGCATGTTGTTTGTGACCTTAAGGGATATCCCGGCTTCATGGCAAAGGTTGGACAGAAACTCAATGTCCGACATGGCAAGCTGCTCGACCCTCTCGTAGTGCGGATCGTATGACGACTCATACATGCAGGCCATACCATTCAACGAAGCCATCTCGTTAGCAATTCCGGACAGGCTATAGGATTCCCAGGCCTTGTTTTTCCTGACCTGGCGGATCTGCGAATTGAACGGGAGTGCCACTCCTTTGATCGTTACAACAGATGGAGGACCACTGGTATCCACATCATCAAGTTCAAATTCTCCACAATCCAATATCTTGTCTGATCCATCATCATTCCAGTTCCTTCGGATGATAGACGCCTGGATCTTCAGTCCTAGCGTCTCCTGCTCTGTCATAACGGTTGCTTCCGGTTCTGCTTCAGCGATGTATGAAGCGTTGACATACGCCTCAGACCCACCGTAGGAAATCCTAGCCCAGCCATTTGACATGCTTTCTACCTCAACCTCACTACCGTAGGAAAGACTTCCCACTCTGGCATAATCTGCTCCGGGGCCGCTGCGCACATTTATGCCGCTTGGTGCCGTTACCTTGAACACAGTCTCTGGAACCGACGCGGGCTCGCCCGACTCCTCGGTGGAATCTGCAAGCCATTGGGTCAACCAAACCCCATCCCGATCCTCGAGTTGGATCTCAATCATGTCAGATTCATCGTCCTCATTGTCCTTATACGTAAGGGAAAGCAGGTTTTTCTGTAGGGGCTTAGTAACATCAACGCCTCCAAGGAACACTTGTATCTCAGTACGTCTGGCCAAATTCTTGTCGCTCATCCTTTCACCCGCTTCCATGGGGGAACAGCATCAGTGGCCTTCGGGTGCACAACGTCCGGAAGCACCAGTTCAATTCCGGAGGGAAAAATGTAGTAGCCAAGGAGGGCCACGTTAGCATTCATCAGTTTATCGGCATAGGACACATCGCCCAACTGAGCGTGAGCTATGCTGTCCCACATATCGCCTTGCCTGGTGACGTATGTCCTGCTCATACGTAAGCCCCCCTTTCTCTTTCTATCTGGATTTCTTCAAGGATATCCATCAGTGTGCGTTTCAGCTCAACATCCCTCGTACGTAGCGCATCCTCTAGCTCTTCGACATTGCTTACGCCCGTGATGTTGTAGGTAATCTGAATGGGAGGGATCCTTACCCCACTCGTTGCTGGCGCGGTCTGTGCCGAGACCACCTGAATTGGACGCAGCGCATCGTTGCGAGCAACTACGCCAGTCTCCTGTGTGACAGGTGTAGCCATCGCCGCAAATACGGCGTCGCTTCCACCAATCCCCTCTGCTCGCACTGCCTCTATGACACTCTTGACGTCCGTACCCAGTCTGGCCCAATCTGCCACGACCATCTCTTGGTTAGTCTGGATTGCTCGCCAATTTGACAAAACCGATCCCAGTTCTTCAGAGACCACCGATAAGCCAGCAATGACATTAAAGCTACTCCGGCCACTGTCCGCAAGCGAGGCCAGGAACTCCGACATGTTTTCGATGTGTGCCTCGCGTTCCACAAGGCTGGCCAATTTGGCCTGAGACTCAACCCAGGTTCGAGGTATTTCAGTTATGCCTGCCGGCATCACCGCATCAAGCGAAACCCGCTCCGGATAAGACGCTTCTTGACTCACCTCAGCCTCTACCGAAAGCGCTCCAACACCATCTGCCGCAATTTGCGACAAGGTTTTCAGAACCTCAGATTCCATGGAAGAAACCCCGTCCACGAAACCACTCATGGCGAACCTACCACGCTCAGCAAACACTCGGGACGGACTTTCGATTTGAAGCCGTGCATCGATCGCAGCAATGGCTGCTTTGGCGATTCTTTCGTAGGCCTCACGGACTGCTGGGAGCATGTCCTCGGATCCTTGTATGAAGCCTTCGATGGTGTTCTTCCCGCTCTCGGCAGCTTCTTCTGTCAGGTTCATCTCACCGATGACTGTCTCCAACTCCTGCTGGAGCGCACTCATAGCAGCAGCAAAATCAGTCTGGAGTTGAGCCAAACTCTGAGCAACGATCTCCTGTTCAGCTTTGACGGCCTGCCAGTTTGCAACCATAGCCCGTAGTTCAGAATCGGTCGCCATGGCCAAACCGGCAATGACATTGACACTCTCTTCACTACCATCCGCAAACGTGGCCAACAGCTCCGACAGGCCTTCGATGTCTTCGCTTCGCGCCGTCAGGCTTTCCAGGTTAGTGCGATAGTCTGCCCAATACTGAGCCTGGGTTGCCAGCGCATAGTTGATCTCGCCGG